CATGTAGGATAGTTAGGATACTCTCCTTCAAGTATTTTATCAATGCTATATGGACTGCTGGATGCTCTGCTAGTATCTTTTGGAATACCAACGCCGGCTTGATTCGTATGCATATCATACAGTGACTTATCCGTTTCCCTATCAATATACATTGTAGCATACTTCTTCCACGTGGTAAATGAAACCTTCATGAAGCGGGCAGCCTCTGCATTTGATTTGGTATTGAGCATTGCATATCTAATATCAGACTCGGGTAGATCGAATGATGACCTACCCCTGCCGTACACATACTTATATTGAGGAACTTCTTCTTCCATTAATATACTCCGTGCTTTCTTAATTCTAATATTGCTTGTCTAGGAAACATTTTCTTCTCCCACATTGCCACCATCTCTGATTTCAAATTAACTGTGAAGTCAGTGAATGTTCTTGGATATACTCCACTTTCTCGCTTTACTACGGCATACCAATTGGAATACACGGAATATGTAGAATCAAATCGATCTTCACTCGTACGGGTTTCCCAATATTCAATTTGATCAGTAAGTGGCCATAGTTCCATGGAAATATTAGCATCTTTACGACGGCCTGGTAGTACTGGGTGATTCTTTGCTCGATTGTTGTTTCGTGTGATGAATTTATCCATCTTGTTGATTGCGGCATCTTTAGGGGATTGCCCTGCACGTGCATCTTTTTTACTCATAACTATTTGATTTTTTCTGTTAGTATAACTATTTTACGCCAAGCATCTTCTGCTTGATACACGTACTTTTTAAATTTAACGATGTCTAATGCTTCCCGGGCAGCATCTGCTTTCTTGATGCATCTATGATATTTTGCATGAAGTACTGCGATTCTGAATTTTCTTATACGTTTAAACATAACTTTTATATTTTGTAATTACTGCGTGAAGACCTGCATCTAGTAAATCATCATGCACATCTTGACAATTATCTGCATTATCAATAAACACGGATGCTTTATTGCATTTATGAATTATTGTAGCACATTGCACAGCTTGTATATAACTATGGTTGCATACTTCCATCAATGTATCAATTACATGATCAAACGTGTTGCGATCATCATTTAATACTGATACTTGGAATTGACCTTTTCTATTTGCCGATTGTTTTTTCAACGTCTCTGATTATTGCACATTGTTCATAAAACTCATTCTTTTCAGCATACTGTAGGCATTGTTGCAGGAATCTATGTTTCCTTGCATCATCCCACGTATCTGGCCATTCCCATGAATTGGTCTTCATATGGTTAATTGATGTTATCAATAACTTATCTATAAAATTTTCATCCATACTATAATATATAAAATTTTATATGAATATCCAAATTATTGTTAGTCTACTTTGAGAATTTGTCCAGGGCGGATATTATCGTTTGTTAGGCCATTAATATTTTTAATTCGATCTAATGTTATTCCGAATTTGGTAGCAATAGGTAATAGTTGATCGCCTGGCTTTACTTTATATAGGCCGGATTTAATGGCATTATCCATCCAATCCACTCCAGTTAATCCTGGCTTGGTTTTATTGGTAGGTTTAGTTGATTTTAATTCGACAGCATATTTGTTGAAGGCATCTGCATTGGATTGCATACGTTCTACAACTCCTGTGAATCGACCTGGGTTGGTAAAGTTCTTGTGTTGAAGATACAATTCTGCTGCTAGGTTCCAATCTCCAGAATTCATTGCGTCAGCTGCCTTAGGACCTAGGTCGCCTCGATACACTGCGTTTAATATAGCCATTCTCACATACTTAGGCAATGAATCAAATTTTGGTACTAATGATCTAGCACGGACTTCATGTTCAGCAATCCCTTTAGTTAACAATGCATCTGCTTTTCCTGGCGATATTTTCATCCCAGGTTTCAATTGAGGAAGTACCGTATCAGTAGTACCATATCCAATTGTTAATGTACCGGAGATTCGTTGGCCTGGTTGTGCTGCTTTTTTTGGATTTGCATCATCATATGCTAAATGATTATTGTTAGCATCAACAGGGCCAGGTCCTTCCCATGATTTTACTTGTTGTTTGAATTCAGGATCGTTAGATAATGTTGCTTCTGATAATAAGGTCTTTAACCGTATCATTTGATAGGTCCTCCCTTTAACCAAGAAGTACATGTTCTATCTGCTGCACATTTAAATTTGAATATGTTGCAATATCCTAGCTCTGCTTGTTTGATTGTTGCTTTAGCATTAATGTTTGGCTCATCGCCGGAGTGGCCTGTTTTAATTCCAGTCTCAATGCATGCTAGCATTTTCTTCGACATATCAAATGCAGAGCAATTTCCACAACGCATTGACTTTACTGCAGTTTCATCCGTTTTCCAACGCTTTGCTGCATCTTTCCAATACTTGCCAGGCTTATCTGGATTTGCTGGTCCATAGTAATATTCATCAATTGCATGCTGTCTATTTTCTAAATTAACATGTACGTCTGATGTAGCAATTGGGCAACTAGTTTTTGCTTCAATTAATATGTGTTTTAGCTTTTCCATTATTTACGATGTTTACGATGTTTTGAAATTTCAATTGCTGCTAATTGTTTTAAAGCCGCTTTTTTTGTAGGATGGGTTCCTAGTATGTGATTACCTCGACTTGGTTTAACTACCCAGTTACCATTGCTATGCACAATTCGTTCTGGTATAAGTTTAATTAAATGTAGTTTAAAATCTGCAGGCACGAATTGTGGTGCATTGTCAGATCGGAGTTGTCCCCCAAAGCCTGGCATTGAATTCATGTTATGCCTGTTTTGCTACGATTGACCAAACTGCTCCAGCAAGTGTCATAGCACTACCAATAATAGCAGCTACAGTTGCTTCATCAACTAGACCCTTCATAACAAATATACCACCGGTAAAAGTTAATGTGTGACGGATAATTCCTAGTAATTGTTCTTTTGTAAGTTTCATAATATTCCTTTTATATAAATATGTTAGTTATGATTTTTTAATTACAATATCAGCTGAAAAAGTAAATAACCCAGTTGATGTGTTGTTGGGAGTAAATCCAACATTAATCCATTTGCCAACTTCTCCAGTTGCAGCTACATCGGTAGAATTACCATCTATATAAACGGTTTTGACATCTATATTGGAAAAGTTAGCTATATTGACTGGTGTGCCAGTAGTGTCATAATATAGCTGTATTGTACCTAAAGTTGCATTTACATTAATTGGCGTGTTGACATATATACTAGCGCTTACAATGGTACAGCCATATGGCAATCGTACGCCTACACGGGAAATATTTGATCCAGTAACACCGGTACCGACGTATACGGGAGAACCACTAGTTACTCCAGTAATGGCACCTGAAGCTAGGCGCAACGTCATATATTCAACTCCACTTCCAACAGCATTTAATGCATAACTAGCAGTTGTAGCAAAAGAAGCTGTAGTTGTTAATATATTTGTAAATGGATTATAAGTAATACCAGCATCCGTATATACGGTTTCTGCAGCTGCAGATCCATTGTTCGCATCTACAAATGTAGGATAAAATGAGTAATTCAACGCGCTAGTAATTGTATTAATTGTTTGTGCCGATGATGCTGTGCCAGTTAATAATCCACTAAATGATCCACTAAAAGACCCGGTTGCAACAATAGAGTCGGTACTAACCCCGGTTAATGCATCTATAGTGCGAGTTACATGTTCTGATTGAATTGTACCACCATTAGTAATACCTGTTTTATTTAGTAATGCCATTATTTATCCTTGTTTTTATTTTTATACATTGGCCAATTTTTTGTTTTTTCATTGACCCAATCTTGTCGATCATCACATCCGCAATCTTCATTTAGTAGTTGCGCTATTCGTTTTGCAATTTGATCCAAACCAGTAGCTGAGGTTATCTTCTTAATGTCATCGCCTAATCCTCTACTTTGCATCGATGCCTCCATTGTTAATAGATTGTTGCAACTGCATTATCATTGTTTGATATTGGGCAGTGTGTGGTATTTCAAACACATTACGTCCTGGAAATTGATAATCATGTTCTGGATGCATCATTAGCATATGGCCGGTATCATCAATACCTAGAACAGGATGAGCGACATCTTTCATTGTGATTGCCCCATCCGGTGTATTAATCATAGTACACTTACCAGGATGATCCCATTGGCCACGTGGATCAGTAACAGCATTTGTTTTTTGAATAATTGATTGCCAATCTGCTGATTCTAATTTTCGTTTGCCTGATACATGGTTAATCAGTGTTTCTGTTATATCGGTTGGTTTTTTAGATTGCATTGAAGTCGGTAACATATATTTATCTGCTTTAAGTACTTTTGCGAGAAGTGCAACAAGACTTCCGCCAGGTGCAACAGCCATCGTTGTTAATCCTAGAATCTTGATAACATCTTTCATTTGGTTCCGTACCCATGCCCATTCTTCTGAGGAAAGTTTCTTCCCATTTAAATGTTGCAGAAGCATAGCCATTGCCATTTTTGTTTCTGATGTCTCTGTTTTTAAGGCAGTTACAAAGTTTTTTACTTGATCTTTTGTTTTGTCTACGATTTTTGGCATATCTAGTTCATTTACAACATGTTCTATCGAAAGACGTCCTCTAGATATCTGTTGTTCTAGTCGTTTTAAACGTTCTAAATATCCATTATTACGAAGGTTTTTATAAGCCATATTTTCAATGGAATATTCACCCTCAGCAGCTAAACCGGTTTTGCGTAGATGCTGTAATCGTTGTTTGATGTTTTGTATTTTTTTATCAGCGTGTGGATCTTTTTCTGTGATTGCGTCTATCTCGAACTCATATGGTTCTGCTTTTTGTTTGATCGCAGCATCATCAATTGATATTTGTTCGGAAGATGGTTTGTTTATCCACTTACCACGTGCTATCGAATATACCCCTACAGTTGAATGTAAATCCTGATTAGAATCTTGTGCATACAATTCAATGTTCAATCCTTTGTATTTTAAAGGATAGTTCATATTCCAGATGCTTTTCTTTGCGTGCATATAATTGCCAACTAGCTTCATGTTGTCGCCAACTTGCATATAATTAATTACAACATGCAAATCAATATCACTGTATTCCGTCCAATTATAATTAGCACTACTTCCAATCATAATTACATCTTCGATATCGGCATCGATTTCCAAGAAGTCATAGAATGCTTTTGCAATTTTCATGAATCCAATTCTTAATTTAGGATGTA